GATTTCATCAAACGAACTGGCCAAGCAACAAATGCTGATGAAAAAGGATATAATACAATAGCAGATGCTTTACAGATGAAAGTATCTGGAGCAAAACCTCCTGTCAGAAATATTAATCAATCAGTATCAACTGCTCAGGGAATTGAAGATAGATTCAATCCAACGGGTGACAGTATTGGTGGCGATGATATATTGAAAGGAGCACCTATTCGAGTCCCCAAGTCACTATCTTCTTCAAACTCTATATCTTCTTCTCAAGTTCCAGATGAATTAACAAGTGAAGCTCCTACAAATGATACATTCGATACATCAGGATACTCAGATTTACCTCAAAATCCAGAAGAGCCTCCACCTGATACTATTCGAGACCCCTTGACTGGTTTTGCTCGAGATAATGAGAATACTAATACCAATATTAATTCTTCAAATGATAATAATACTAATAATTCTAATGATGCTAATAATTCTGAGAACGATGTTAATAATTCTAATGATACTAATACTAATACTAATACTAATGCTGAAACTCAATCAAATACAAATGAGTTAAAAAATGTTGATAAAGATGGTAACATAATCGAGGACACAGGAAAAACTGTTGGAAAATATGCTGGTTATGGATTGAAAATGGCTGGAGCAATTCCAGGAGCAATCGATGCTTTTGAAGATATCAAAGATGGAAAACTAGAGGGCGATAACTGGCAAGAAAAGACATCAAATGCTCTTACAATAGCCTCTACCGTTATGGATTTCATACCAGGATTAGAAGCTTTTGGGGCAATCGGAGGATTATTTAGTGCTGGATTGGGAGCTTGGGGTGATACAAAAGACCAAGAAAATTTAAAGAACAAAGACAAAGCTCAAATTGTAGCACCCGTCAAGGCTCAATTGGTGAACCAAGTAAATTTTCATCAACTTGGAATGGTGAGTAACTTCTCAAACAATTCAATGAATATGATACATGGTTCATCTAGCTTCTAAAATGGGCTTGAGTTGAATTATATATTAGTAATTATTATTTGTAGCTGAGCCCATAAAAATGTTAAAATGTTAATAGAATAAAATATTATTATGTATATTATATTATATATAATTATTATGAGTTTCTGGGCATCCGATAGTCGTTCACCATATGGTCAAACATCCTTAAGTATTGTAGCTGAAAATGGTAAACAATTTAATCAAAATGCGAAAATTGTGTTAGTAGTTCAACCAGATGTAACTTTTTTCCAACCATCTGAAAGCTACTTATCATTAAAAGTCAAAGTGGACCATCCTACTGCTTCACCTACCAAGCTTCAATTAGATAGCATCATGGGTGGACAATCTCTAATTCGTAACATTAGAATCTTAACTGGAAATGGAACTTTAATCGAAGAGATTCAAGACTATAATTTATTAGCGAATATCATTTGTTCGTATGACACAGATAGAAATATCGATAACAAACGGTCAATGACTGAAGGTTCAACTATTCACAACCCAGATTGTGCGGTCAATGTAGTCGATACGAGTCAATCCAATTTCAATTGTGCTAATCACAATCCCTATTTCTCCTCTCCATCAGATGGCAATTCAGAACAGCAATGGGTCAAGCTTCAGCTTCCACTCCATACAGGAATTTTCCGTAGCAAGAAAATCTTCCCTGTGGTGATGACCAAAGGTTTACGGATTGAAATTATGCTTGAAGAAGCAAAGAAGATTATTAAGAACTTAATCACAACATCCAATGACAAACATGTTCCAAGATTAGGAGTTGCTATTGCTAATGCCGCTGTACTTACAACCCTCGATTTATCAACAGTTAATCACATCACAACGGTTGAATCGTGTCCATTTAAGGTTGGAGAGGAAATCGAAGTAGTTGATAATGATGGCACCAATCCCGAAACTGTCGGTGCTATCACTGATATTACAGTTCATGCTGGAAAAGTAAGACTAACATTTGCCTCTCATACATATACTAGTGCTCATGCTGTTAATACTTCTTTAGTTAGAAGCAAGGCAACCGTTGGGGCTAGTTTTGATGCCACCTATACCGTTGACGAGGTTGAGTTAGTCTTACAAAAAATTTCAGTGCCTCCTAACAAAGTCGATGATATGATGAAAGCGATGAAGGAGCAAGGAATTATGACTTATGAATTCTTAACATTCCAAAACTACAAGTTCTCACAACTAGCTGGGATAACGCAATCAACCATGAACTTAAACTTAAACAACTCTGAAATCAAATCTATCCTATCAGTCGCAGTTGATATCGCTACGAAAACCGGAAAGCAATATGTGAGTGAACATTTACAGCATGGGTTCGTGGGAGTGGCAGATAACATTTCTAACTATCAGTGGATGTATGGAGGTGTATTAAACCCTGATAGAAAAGTTGACATGGCGAAGCTAAGTGTGGGCAAAATTGAACAACAGCATTTAATTGAATTAGAAAAGGCACTTGTAGTCGCAGGTATCCCTTCAAAATCGTTTCGCAGATATCATCACCAGATAGTTATAGGTCGAGCCTTAGCATTACAGCAAGGTAGTTACGATGGTAGAGGTAAAGATTTCAATCTTCAAGTCGCATACGAAGGAACTGTTCCAACCATCAATAAGCTATGGAACAACTTTGTCTCACATGTTAGAAAAATTGAGATAACCACCAATGGTATCAATGTAGTATTTTAATAATATTAATAAATATTAATAATAGAATAAAATTTTATTATATATAATATATAATATATAATAATTCATGTCACTTAGATACATAGATATTTTACCGAGCAACATTAGTTCGACATCTGAAGCAGGTTACTCGAAAGGAACTCCACTTATTCAGTTCTCAATAGGTGCTCAAGAAAATTTCCTCATTGGTTCTACTATACGACTCAATGGGTCATTCTCTAGACGTGGAACGAATACGAACAAAAGTATGTTTGAACCAAGTTTAGGAGTGTATAATATATTGGACCAGTTAGTTATTAGCTCTAACAAAACAAACCAAACCATTGAACATATTCGAAACTATAATCGTTTCCTTGCTTCATACATACCAGCTACATCCTCGAAAGACGATTTAGTTGGACACATGGGAGTGAATATTTTAACTGGACTCTCTTTTTCGAAACAAAACAATAATCAAGTAGTTGATTTTTCAATTCCGTTACCTTCAGGTGTATTATTAGGTAGAAATCCAATTCCATTAAGTGATAATTGGGGAGTCAAAGGTTTAAATATTACCATTCATTTATCGCCTGATAGTAATGTATTTTTCAATAATTCAACAGGAGCAGATGATGTGAGTGATGTCACCTATATACTAACAAATCTATCCTTAACTGGTGAAATTCGTGTCCCAGCACCTGACGAATTATCAAGACTAATGAAACAAAGTGCCAACTCATTTGAATACAATAGTATATCCTCGTATTATTCGGTTATCAATAACAGTCATGCTACTATAAATTTAAATTTAGGTTTGAAACGAGTCTTATCTGTATTTGCTAATTTTATTACAGCATCAAACATTAATAATTATTCCGCAAATTCATTAGAGACATTAAACTTAAGAGAGAGTGGTGGTTCTAATGTAAACATAACCGAAGTTGTATTCACCAAAGGAGGTATGCGGTTTCCATTAGATTATGATATAGCATCCGTTCAAAGAGACTATACGAGTAATGATTCGGGTGATGGGCAGTTGATGAGAAACTATCTAAATGCTATAAGCCCATTTGCTAAGTTAGATAGGACTCTTATGAGCAATTTAAATACGACTCAGTTATCAGCGAATTCACAACCTCATTATGGAGTAGGTATAGCCTATGACACTATCTCCAACCAAGGTGTTGACTTCAGTTCTGAACAATTCGCTATGGTTATAAAATCTACACTATCTGAAAATAATATAGCAGCATTCATCTTCGCCCATGCCAAAAACACAATACTTATGACTTCGCAAGGGATTCAAGTATTGAGTTAGATAAATATTAATAGAATAAAATTTTATTATGTATAATATATAATATATAATAATTGTAATGTCGTTAGCAAAACCAGATATCATGACTAATGTTGGAAATATACCTACAGAACAATCTATAGGAACTACTACTAGTATTCTTGACCCCGTCGTCCACACATCATCAATGTGTCGCTTCGTTCTCGAAAACAAAGGCAGATTACATAGTAACAGTAAAATTATTTTAGGTGTCATCGCACCAAACCAAAGAGCATTCTTCCCGCCTAACTTAGGTGTTCATTGTTTAATCAGTAGAGTCGCCCTTAAATTCGGGGCTAAGGTAATATCTGAGATACAAGACTTCAACTATTACATGGCATACAAAAGTTGTTTCAATCCTAACGAACAGAACTTCGAGAGAAATACTTTAACCAATGGCACACTGATTGACTATACCGTTATAGATGATGAAGTGGCAATGAATACAGGAAGAAGTTATATATCGGCTAGTGGGACTAAATTCCAAGATTATAATAATTTACAAAATGAACCATCATATCAAATCCGATTGGTTGATATGTTTCCATGGTTAGGTTCAGTCCAACTTCCGCTATATTTAATGAAAGAACAGGTTAGTATCGAACTCTACTTCGAGCCTAAACTTTCCAAAAGATATGTCATACCGAAAGGTGGAACTGACATAACAGGAAGTATTGTAATTGACACAGCACAAACTAAACTAATTGCTGATTATATATATTACCCTCAACCAGTTATGGACAACTACGAAGCTCAAATCGCCAAAACGGGACTCACTATTCCAATTGTCGAGTATGGTTTAGTTAAGACTTCTGTTTTAAAAGATGCTTCGCAA